TAACTAGGACTTATAGCGCTACCTACAGGTATTTCCGAAGAAGACCCCGCACCATTATAAGTGTTAGATACTGAGTCATCTTTAGTACTATTATTACTATTAGCTACGCTATTCTCGCCGTGGTAGGTGTTAAGGCTACCCTCTTGGTTGTTAGCATATACACTTACAGCAACTAGCCATAACAGTAATACCTTAGAGTATGTTCTGAGCAATTGCATCTGCCCCTAGAATCACCGGAAAAAGAAGCCATAATAACCGTTCAATATTCCTAAACTTATGCATACCCTGATCTAAACGCTTGTCCACCGTATCTAGTTGGAACTGTATGTTTTTCATACGCTGAGCACATTCACGCTCATGGGCTTCTAGTTTAAGCATGGCTACACTATTATTATCATCCATGATTAGCCTCTCCTAATGTTTTGCGAGGTTACGTAGGTTTTAAAGTACCGAACTGCGGGGGTATCACTCCCTGAAAGTTGTCGCGGCTTACCTTGCAACCTAAATTCTGTAGCGTTATTATCGCTGTTTTTTACAATAACTTTAGGGAAGGAAACCGTATTGTTAGTAAGGGGGATGGGAGAAGACTCCGCGCCGCCCAAAGCAGTCTGGTCTATCATTACATTAGCTTGTATTTGTAAATAACTACCAACCGACTGCCAACCATCTGTAGCAATATATGCGGTACTGTCTACAGCAAAGGTACTCCCGGCTATCGAACTGGCACCGTTATTAAATACAATTTCTGTACGGTTATTAGCAGCATCGTAGGCAAAACTTACTATTTCGTATTTACCAGTGTCAGAGCCGGCTGTGTTGTTAAGACCAACTTTGGTGGCCTGCCCTAAATCCTGACGTTTGTCTCCAGCAACAGTAAAAAACCAAAAGTAGCTACCCGTCCCACCTTTTTGCCCCCTAGTAACTACTGTACCAAGAGTAGTTCCTGTATTTACTTTAACTTTTTTAGTTAGCTCGAAGTTCATACCTATCGAATCATTGAATGTACCTATTTTTCTCAGGTCATATTGCGCGGCTAGGTCTATTACATGGAAGTTTGTATCGCTATTTGCTGGTACAGTAAACTCGGCCAATGTCACAAAAGTGTTTGTATCGTCTAAAACTACACTTGGAGAGCTTGTCATAGTAGTGCTAGCGGCCCAAGGAACTATCTCTTCAGGGTAGTTAAACGAACCATTATTGTCTACATACGCCTTGATTGATTGTTGTGAGGCTACCTTTACAGCAGAATTAGAGGCCATATCGTCCTCATCAACAAACCCTGTTATCGGCGTACCACCCGCAGTTATCTTTAAATTATCTGCCGTAAGCGTTGCAGCGATGAAGGCGTTAGAGAAGGCAGTCTGCTCAACAACATTAGTACCATTACAAACAACATTAGCCTGCACAGCTGTAGGTATAGAAATGCCCGTACCACTAGCAGTTTTTACAGTTACTGTATGTCCTGTCTCATTAATAATACAATACAATTTAGTGTTGTCAGGTACTATGACTATCCCAGTCGCTCCACCAGCAATATCGCTAGTAGTATCAGTAAGCCTAAGTATTGCAGCCCTAGATTCTGAAGTAGTACCGTTTGCTGAGGACAGTGTATGCGTGTTAGCTGCGTCGGGGTGCACACCCCAAGTATTAATAGTAGACATGCCTGAAATAGCTTCTTCTACCATATCAGTAACTTCGCCGTTTAACGTGTTACCCCAACCTGTATCACCTGCAGCAGGTTTACCTAATTTAAGTGTGCCTGTATATGATGTGCTCATTATGTAATCCTTATTAACGCTGTAGACGCTGTACTAGCGGGCATAGCCACCGTAAACGTGCTGTTATTGCTTGTTTTATTAGCCCCAAAGTCTAAGACCATTACAGCCTTATCACCTTGCGTATCGTTATAAATCAATGCCCCACGAGCAGTAAAACTACTACTTGCCCACGTAGCATTAGAAAAAGTTACAAACCCTACACCATCCCCACTAGACGGGGTTACTGTTGTTAAAAGTACCCCGGGAGCTGTATAACCATTGCCATCAGCAACTTGATTATCGGTAGTATATACCGTTGTGTCCGCGTTCAAATTAGCTGTATCAGTATACAAAGCTATCTTAAACTCATGAGTACCAAAGATATGTACGCCCTCTAGTAGCTCTTTCTTAAACGATGTACATACTGTTTGTGTTATCGCCATTGGTTACTCCTGTCTTTGTGGTGGTTGTGTAGGAATAGGGATTGGCTTGGGTGGCTGCCCTTTAGGCCTAAATGAGTCAGACTTTAGGCGTATATCCACCGTATTTTGCATTTGTTGTAAGGCCAATACAAACTGTTGTTCATACATCTGCACCATATCTGGTTCCGCTTTCATAAATTTAGCGGCCTCTACCAACACACCATTTAGCAAGGCGGTGTCGTAATTAGTGCCTAACCAAGGCTGTTCTTCATCACCATCAGTATCTACTATAGACCGTGGGTGGTATTGATACTCTACATCTAAAGTAACAGTTGCGTCCCACTTAGGGGCAACGATAATATTCATACGACTAGCTGCTTGGTTAGTTGTGGCATCAGAGTCTAACGCGTAATATTTTATTTCTACGTTACCACCAACCACCGTTTCAGAAGAGAGTGGGTACGCTTCAAACAAGAAGTCATAGTCCTTAGAAACCAACGCTTTACGATTTACCGTGGCGTTATCAGTCTTCTGTACAACACTATGGATGTACAAAACGTCTGCAGGTAAGGATAGGCCCGAACTAGCATTACATGTCGCAGCTAATGTTTTCTTCAATATAGGCAAATCTTTTATAATGCCGTAGATACGTTGCTCAACTTGTTTCGTAAACATAGATAGCTGTGCATCAGTAAAAGACATCTCAGTAATGTCTTGCACGTTAGTCTTTAATTCTGTGTATGTCATAGCCATATTATTCTACCGTCACCGTAACTGTTCCTATTTTAACTTCCATAGCCATATTAGGCCCTGAACCTACTGGACTCCAACCCCAGTCTACCGCTCGACTACTGGTATCAGATGAATCAGCACTTAAACTCTGGTCTGGGCGCGGGTTGCGTAATGCTTGTGGATCGTTTACTGGGTACTCACCCTGCATATTCTGTGGGTGGTCTGGATCCCAACATGAGTTACAAGCCAATAAACTAGTGCCCTGTCGCTTGACTATTACTTCCTTCATATCTCGTAACTTAGTACGAAACCCACATATATCACAGAAACCAAACGCTTTTTTACCAGTAGCAAACTTCTTCATCAGGGGTACCCAATACGCGGTACAAACCTAGCTGAAGTCTTATCTCTATCTTCCGAAGCAGCTAACTGAAACTGCTCGTCATAAATGTTTTTTAACATCATAACCCTGTCAGACAATTCGGGAGTCTTCATAGCTATGTAATATGCTAAACCCGCTACTAAACAAGGTAAAAATCTAAAGGGCATATCAGCGTCATACGCGCCTTCACCTGCATCGTCTATGCGCTTTAGGTAGTAATACTTTAAGGTATACGTATTATCTTTATCTGGCACAGGCCACACATTAACTACCGGTGCACCTATGCCTCTATCAATCCAAACTTGTGTAGGTCTACCTTGTGTTAACTTGTTAGGGATACCGCTGTAGGTACTCACACTGACACGTGTTAGGGGGAGATCATTTTGTGTGGCTTGCACCCCGTCGTTAGTCCGTATGTTTTGTTCTATAACATCTATCACATCACTAGCTAACGTATATTGAGTTGTACCTTTAGTTAGTGCTACTGACGTTGCTTCTTTGATCGTCCACAAGTTAATACCACGATTTGCCCACTCCATAGTAAGCAAGTTCATAGATCGTCTAGCTGTTCTTAGGTCATACCCAGAACGCATCTCACGTCCGGCACGCTCCCATGCTTCCTCAGCAATCTCTGGGAAGTCCATGTTAAATGATGTAGTACCTGATGTAGCCATTACTTACCTACCTTCTTCATAGCTGTTTTATGCGATTCGCTAAAACTAGCGCCTTTCTTCATGTCTTTCTTCATTTCA